CAGCAACGCTAATTTTTTTCGATTTTTGATGCCGAAATCTGAGATATGACTGATAACGGACACATAACCTGGAAAAACGAGCGGAGGCGATTGGGAGAACTGATCCCCTGGCCTCGTAATCCGCGCCAGATACAAAAGAGCGAAGCAGACCGACTGGTAAACTCCCTAGATGAATTCGGCCAGGTTCTGACATTTGCCATTGGTCCCAACAATGAAGTTTATGACGGACATCAGCGTGATACGGTCTGGACTGCGGCTGATAAATACGGCCCGGATTACGAAGTCGATGTTCGTGTGGCATCCCGACCGCTGACCGAAAAAGAGCGGGAGAAATTAACTGTATATCTGCATAAGGGAGCGGCGGGTGAATGGGATTATGGCATCCTGGCTGAAGAATTTGAATTTGATGATTTGTTGAATTGGGGATTTTCAGAGAAAGAATTGACTGGATTGGACTTCGGCGCGCCGCCTCCAGACGACCCCGGCGCACAGATTGACCGCGCGGAGGAGTTGCGAGTGAAATGGGGCGTGGAAAGCGGGCAACTGTGGAAACTTGGAGACCACCGGCTGATATGCGGGGATTGCACGGATCGGGCGGTGGTAGAGCGGGTGATGGGAGGGGAGAAGGCGCAATTGACCGTAACATCTCCACCTTATGCAGTGGGCAAAGAATACGAGGAAGGCATAACTTTTGAACAACATCTTGAGCTATTGCGCGGCTTTGCAGATTGCACGATTGAGATAACTGCCCCGGGTGGCTTCATTTTTACAAACTTTGGTGAGATAGCGCCGCTATCTCACGCTTCGCCATTAACAGGAAGTAAACGTCAATGTATTTATTTGATCTCGAAAGATTATTGGCAAATATTCCACGAAGAACGCAAATGCGATTTATATGCACAACGCATTTGGTATAAGCCGTTCAATCGATTACAACAACCATTTTGGAGTTATCACACAAGTATTCCACACCACCAGGAATGGGAGCATATTTGGACATGGCGCACCCCGGGCGGCGATGGTGATAAGGTGCATGACTGGGATATTTCAGTTCATGCAATTTGGGATACTCGAAACGAGGCGACAGAAGATCACCCATTAACCCGCCATGTAGCCGCCTTTCCGGTATGTCTCCCGGAAAGGGCAATCAAGGCGCATTCAGACCCGGGTGATATTGTTTATGAACCATTTAGCGGAAGTGGTACAACATTAACTGCCTGCGAGCGCCTGGGCCGCAAGTGCAGAGCAATCGAAATCAGCCCCGCATATTGCGCCGTGGCAATCGAGCGATGGGCGCAGATGACGGGCAAGACGCCGGAGATGCTGGAGTAACTATGCCTGGACGATTACCGAAGACTATCCAGCAGATCGAGAAAGATAACAGCCGGACGCGCTATACCAAGGCTGAGATCGAGTCGCGCCGTGAGAATACTCCCAGGATTTATAGTTCAACCCTGCGCGCGCCGGTTTGGCTGGACGAAGTTGCCAGGAAAGAATGGCGGAGGATTATTCGTTTAGCGCGCAGTTCGGATATTTACACAGACCTGGACGCCAATGCCCTGGGAATGTACTGCAAGGCTTTCAGCCGGGCGCTGGAGGCTTATGTCGAATATCACAAATTGGAAGAGCGAGTCAAGAAGGACAATCCGGAAGCCAATCTACTTATCGCAAAGAATGGAAAACCCAACCCTCTATTGCGGATCGCGATGGAGGCGGAAGATCAATGTCGCAAATGGGCGGCTATTTTAGGACTTGATCCGGTATCCAGGGCACGGATCGGGCTGGCTAGAAAAAAGACTGAACAGATCGATCCATTCAAGCAGCTACTTGATGATGTGGATGATTACGTGAATGGTGATATTTAATGAGCAACGTGCGCAGCGCGCAGTCGAGTTCTTCGAATATTTGTATCATACCAAGGGAATCTTTTATGGTCAGCCATTCCTTTTACTACCCTGGCAAGAGCAGATTATCCGAAATGTGTATGGAACATACAAAGAAGATGGGCGAAGGCAATACAAATATGCAGTCTTATTCGTCCCTAAAAAGAATGGGAAAAGTGAATTAGTGGCTGGGACAGCTTTGTTTCACACGTTTGCAGATGGCGAGCGCAATGGGGAGGTATATGGCTGCGCGGCTGATCGGGAACAAGCCTCTCTGGTATTCGACGTGGCGGTGGATATGATCGATCAACTTCCGGAGCTAAAGAAGCGCGCCAAGCTGACTCTTTCACAAAAGATCATCACCGATAAAGTGACTGGTACATTTTACAAAGTAGTTTCATCTGAAGCCTATAGTAAGCATGGGCTCAATATCAGCGCCTGCATTTTTGATGAATTACATGCGCAACCCAATCGGGATTTGTGGGACGTAATGACCAAGGGGGCGGGCGATGCAAGGCGTCAGCCTTTGTGGTGGGTAATCTCAACGGCAGGAGATGATCCGGATAGGGTATCAATCGGATGGGAAGTGTATGAACAAGCCAAGAAAATCTTAGAAGCACGGGCAATTGGGGATAAGGAATCTGATATTCCCACCTGGTATCCGGTCATTTATGAATATTTAGGCGATGATATTTATAACGAAAAAAACTGGATAACCGCTAATCCGAGCCTGGATTATACATTTACAACCGATTCTTTGAGGGAAGCGGCGGCTGAAGCAAAGCAGAGACCAGCCGATGAGCGCTTATTCCGCTGGCTGCGGCTGAACCAATGGACCACCACCAAGTTGACCACCTGGCAGCCACTCGACTTATTCGATAGCACCGTGGGCGCCTGGACCAGGGCCGATCTGATGGATAAAGAATGTTACCTGGGCCTGGACCTTTCCACGACCACCGACCTATCCGCGCTGGCTGCCATCTTTCCACCCCAGGGCACGCAGCTCGATTGGCGTGTGATCTGGGATTGCTGGATCCCGGAAGAGAACATGAAGGAGCGGATCGCCAAGGACCACGTGCCTTACGACCAATGGGCAGCCGGCAAATGGATCACACCGACCGAGGGCAACGTGGTGGATTACACCAAAATCGAAGCGGCCATCCTGGAGATGAAGAAGTTCTTTAAGGTGATCGAGCTGGACGCCGACCGGGCGTTCGCAACTATGCTGATCCAGCGCCTGGAACAGGCCGGGATCATCTGTGTGGATGTGCCGCAGACCTTCGTTTCTTTGACCGACCCACTCAACCAGACCGAAGTGCTGCTCAAAGAAGGCAAGATGACCCATGAGGCCAGCCCGGTGGCGCGCTGGTGCTTCGGCAACACGTCGATCGCCACGAATGGGCAAGGCTTTATCAAATTCGTCAAAGAACATAAGGGCAAGTCGGTGGTGCGGACCAAGCGGATCGACCTGACGGCGGCCTGGATCAATGGTATGGCGCGAGCGCGTTTTTATAAAGGTAATGTGGATCTGAGCGCGGTCATTCTTAACGATGATTGGGGCATGTGATGAGACTGGACATCGCCTGCGGAAATCATAAGGACCTGGGCTGGATTGGGATAGATATCCAGCGGCTACCAGGCGTGGATATCATCCATGATCTGAACATGCAGCCATGGCCCATCGAAGCGGACAGCGTGGATGAGGCGAAGGCCTGGCATATTATCGAACATATCCCACCAGTTTGCGTGACGGAAAACGGCACGCGCCGACCCTTCCTCGAGTTTATGGATGAATGCTGGCGGGTATTGAAACCGGGCGCGAGGATCGATATCGAAACGCCCTATGGATCTTCGGATGGTTTCGTTCACGATCCTACACACTGTAATCAGGTGGATGAGCTCACCTTCGAATATTTTGATCCAGATTATGGCCGATTCCAGGTCTACCAGCCCAAGCCCTGGAAAATACAGGATATCCATTGGACGCGGGACGGAAATGTGAATGTCATTCTGGAAAAGAGAATCGAGAGCCATGCTGAAAATGTCTGAGTTCCATGATCGATTTGCCGGACGACCGGCGGCGGTGTTGGGAGGGGGTCCTAGCCTGCCGGCAGACATGGAGAGACTGCCCAAAGATTGCGTGTTGATCGCGGTCAATTATCACGCCTTCTATTTCTGCCAGCCCGAC